TGGCAAAATTTTTTAACGTGTCCATAAACTCCGCCAGCTGCTCGGTGGCCGCCGCCGTTTCGATGTATCGCCCCTCGGCTATGTCCGCCTTTATGCTGGCAAGCTGGCCCTGGCTCTCTTTCAGCTTCACCTCGGCCTCCAGCTTTTTCAGGGCCAATTCTGCCGTGCGGCTTTTCTCCCCGGTTTCCTGGGCCTTTTGCTCGATGTGGGCAATATACCGCTGGACCGTTTCGCAGGTCCTATATTTCCGCGCTCCGCCGCCGGGTGGTACCCTGCGGCACCCCTTAAATCCCAGCATTTGGGCGATCACTCCCGTGCTGGACCACTCCGGCACGGTCCCGGTCAGGACCGCCGGCTTTTCCGCTTTCGGCTTTTTCGGCGCCGCCTTTTTCGCGGCTGTTTTCTTCTGCTCCGCCACTGGAGGCGGCCCCCTTTCCCGCCCCGGCGGTGGAGGTCCGCCGGTTTCGTTTTTTCTTCCCGCGTCCGTTTCGCATTTTGACCCGCTCCTGCCCGCTCGGTTATCCCCCCCTTTAGGGGGGATAAATTCCGGCGGCGTTTTTGCTATGCGTAACGTAACAGGCCAAAATTTTTTTGGTTTTATGGGCAAAAATACCAGGACTTCTTTGCCCCGCGTTGGTTTTAGGCCCAGGGAGGACCCGCGCCGGGGGGGGGCCGTCGATCTCGCGGGCCCGTTGGCCTGCGTCCCGGCCTCCCGGCGCGTCCCTGGAGGGCGGCGTGGTGAAAGGATAAAGCCCCCGCCGCGCACCCTCCACACCCATGGAGTGAAAAGCAGCTGGGCCACCAGGTTTCTGTCCCCTGGCGGCCCCTGTACTCCTTGCGGCTTTTCATGCTATCAATATAGCACACCAAAACGTCCGATAACGTCCGAACTTTTACGCCTTGCCATTCTTTTTTGCGGTTGGCTTTCCCTGCGCTCCAGCCACGCCTATGATCTCCCCGCTTTTCTCATTGGCGGCCAGGGCGTCCAGGGCGGCGTTGTAGTAATCAATCACGCGGGACCGGCTCATGTGTACCTCACTGGCGATCCGCTCCCACTTCCGGCTGTCTATATGCCGCATTTCCACCACAGTCCGCTCCATGGACCCCATTGGCAGTAGGTCTATTAAGTCCATGACATTCTGGACGGCCCTGGCCATTTCCGCCTGCTGGGCCTCGATCCGCTCCTCCACGTCCGCGATCTGAAAGACAAGGGCGCCCGCCCCGTCCGGGTGTACCGGCTTGGCGGATGGCGTGGCCCGGAACGCCGGGGCGGTGGATGGCCCCCGCAGTTCTGCGGATAGTGTGCGGCGGCGCTCCTCCAAAATCCGCTTTTTCTGCTTGGCCGCATGATACTGTTGCAGGTAGCGTTTCACCGCCTCCCGCTCCGGCCTGGTCCCCGTTGTTTTCTTGCCCATGGTTCACACCTCGGTTATGTCAATTCCCAGCTTGTCCTTTAGCAGTTTTCGCTTTAGCAAATAATCCTTGGTCCTGGTGGCCCGGCTTTTCACGTCCTCCACCACCAGATCCCACGGTATGCCCAGTTTATCGCTCCATCCCACCGGATCGTCCGCATAGACCGCCCAACGTTTGGCCGGGGGTGTCCGGTATGTAAAATCCGCCCTGTACCGGATGGCCCGCACCCGGCGGCCCTCGGTGTCCGTGTATGCCTCTTGCAGCGTAAAGTCCACCTGCAGGCGCAGGTCCCGGTTTTGCCCTGCCTGCTCCAGTGCGATCAGGTGATCATAGCGGCGGGCCTCCTTTTGGCTGTCGAAACGGAGAACGGCCCCGGACGGTGTGATCCGCTCGGTGGGGCTGTTGTGGTATTTGCTGGCCTTTTGCGGCCCATCGGCGGCAGGGGAGGGAGGCGGCCCCCGCCGCGCCTGCTGGGCCATGTATTTCTGGAGCGCCTGGGCCTGATATTTTGGCGGCAGGTCGCTGACATTGATGGCCATTTATGCGTCCCCTACTTCCCGCTCCACAAAATGAGAAAACCCGTCTTTTTCGCGCTCCGCACATGGGAAAATATGTTCATGGAAACCTGGGCGGCATGAATGGTGAAATACCCGCTGTTTATATTCCACGCAAATATGCGGCGTGGTTTCCCTGGTTGCGTGTTGGTCTTTTTCCGTTATGCTGATTTTTTTACACCTGTTGCAGTCGATCACCCTGGCACCTCCTCCGCGTCCGGGATCTCCACATACTGCCACGACATAGGCGGGCGGGTCAGGCCGAACTCTGCCAGTGGGCTGGGGGTGGTGTATTTCTCCGGGGCCTCCACCGCCCACCCGTAAAGGCTCCCACCCTTGGCATAGGCCCGCAGGTCCTCCAGCGGAACGCCGGACCGCTCCACCAGCATTTCCAGCAGGTTGGTTTTGATCCACCCCCAGCAGGTAAATTGCCCCTGCACCGCTCCGGTCCCGCTGACATACACCAGGACGGTCAACGGCCAGCGGAACGCCTGCCCGTCCTTGCTTTGCGGGGCGGACTTGCGGATCTCCAGCCCCTTTTCCCCGGACAGCATTTTCTCCCACCACTCCGGTTTTACGCTCATTAGCACGGCTTTCACTCCGGGGCCTCCTCTCCGTCCGGCTTTTTCTTGTTCTGGTTGAACAGCACGGCCCCTATGTATGCCTGTATCAGTTTCATGGCCTCCTCCGGGGTGGCCCCGGCTCCCAGGGCCGCCCGGTAGAAGATCAGCGCCATTTCCGCAGTCATGCCCAGGCCGTTCCGCAGTTGCTCCAGTTTCTTTTCCTTGTCCATGGCTCACACCTCCCAGGGGAACGCGGACACGGGGAGGTCCGGGAAATACTCCCGCAGGTTGCCCTTGTAGAACACGGGGATCTCATTCTCCACGCAAAAGGCCGTGATCTGGTCCACCCATTCCCGGCGTGGGATCACCTTGTCCTTGCGCTTGCCCGTTTCCGCCCCCAGGATCACCCACTGGGGCAGGCCCTCCGCGTCCTCCATGGCCACCGGCTCCAGCAGCGGCTCCATGCTCCAAAACGTGTTGATGTTCGCCCAGGGCATGGGGTACATGGCCGCCGCGTCCCTGTTGGCCACCGTGGACCCGTACCAGAAATTTTCCCCATGGGGGAGGATGGCCAGGTGGTCCAGTTCCAGATAGCGGGCCGGGTTCTTGGTCAGGAACAGGTAACGGTGCTGCGGCGCCCGCTGGCAGGCGTCCAGAACGTCCCGGATCCAGGGCAGCGGCACCCACTTCCCGAACAGGTCAGACATGGAACAGACAAAAACGGTCTGCGGCTCCTCCACGCGCTCCGGCTGGTTCAGGCGGTAGCGGTGCAGGGTAGGCTCAAACCCATAGGGGTACGGGGTGGCCTTGATCTTTTTCTCCAGAACGTGGAGGCCACCAGGCAGCGGGGCCGGATCCTCCAGTCCCTTGTCGAAACGGTGGGCGGTCCTTCTGGCGTAGCAGTAGGGGCACCCATGGCGGCACCCGGTCAGCGGGTTCCATGACACGGTGGCCCAGTCTATTTTCGTTTTGTTCATCATGCGGATCTCCTTTCTGTTTTCCGGGGGCGTGTGGTTCGTCCCCAAACTTTACACATTTACAAGGCCGTAAATGGCGGCTTTATCCGCCGCCGCTCGATCCCTCCTTTTTCCGCCGCGTCCGCTTTATGGGTTCCGGCTGTCGCACATACTTATAATATAGGTATCCGTATTTGGTCGCTTTGCTCTCCACTAATATGTAGCCCTTTGGCGCTTGCGGCGGCTTTTTCAAGGTGTAGTTCCGTTTCGCCACTTTTGGGGTTTCCCGCTCTGGCTTGACCAGCTTGCCGGCCTTTTTCCAGCGGTGTCCGCCCTGTTCCGGTGTCCAGTGGTCAAATAGATAGTTTGCCAGGCCGGTGTAGTCCTGGCCGTGGTCCACACCATTATAATAATTGTGCGCTCTTAGGTTCTCGATTCGCACGATCTCACCCATGCCCCACAGTTTTATGATCATGTCCTCCGGTATGCCCTCGGAAACCATATGGAAATGGATCCGGTGGGTGCCCTTGCCGCGCCCCATGTAAATATGGAGTTTGGCGCCAGGGAAATGGTACATTAGGCGGCGGGCGTAGTTGTCCCGCAGTCGGCGGGCCTCCTTAAATGTGTGGACCTCATATTCATTATTTAATGTAAGGGTACTATATAGGGAGGTTGGCCCAAAATTGGCGTTGAACTGGCGGGCGTGTTTCCGCCTGGAAATTCCGATCCGGTGCTGTGCCCGCTCCTCCTCGGTCTTAAACCGGGGCCGTGGCTCCGCCTTTCTTATGTCCCGCACACGGTCCGGGACGTTGAAAACGATTTGCTCACACACGGCCCCCGAAAAAAGCCGCGTTTTCACTCTTTGCATAGCTGCACCGCCTCCGCCGTGGTAGGCTCCAGCACCGGCGGCGTGTTATTCGCCGCCGGTGTCTGTTTTCCATTTATTCACAATGCAATCCCGGCACATATAGGGGTGCTGGCAATACTCGCATATGTTCACCCCATCGGCCGCCGCCGCCCGGATCATGGCCTCCAGGTCCGGCAGGTTGGTCTTTCTGGTCGGTTGTAATAGTTCCAGGATTTTGCCCAGGTAGTTGGCCGCGTCCCAGTCCCCGAATACCTCCGCCGGGCCGTCCGCCTCCATTTTGTCGTCTTTCAGGGGCACAATGGCCACACACGCCCCCTGCGGGTCATTTTCCCAGCGCGGTGGCGTTTCGCTGACCACCTGGCCGTCCCGGTTCACCTGCCGCCTGCCCAGGTGCAAATTCCCCTTGCTTATGCTGATTATTCCCACGCTTTTGGCCTCCTTTTATCCGCGCTTTGGGTCGTACTTGCTAAAATCCGGCTGCGCCTTGAAGATCAGCCGATTATTACACCACCTCTGCAGGTGCCGTATTTCCTGGGGCGCCTGGTCTTTGTTGTAGATCATTACATAGGGCGCATATCCCAGGTCACGCAGGGCATAGACGCGGGCCAGGTCCTCCTCCAGGGAGGCGGTGAACTCCACGCTGTCCGGGCGGCGGCAGTCGGAGTAGGCCCCGTCCCGGCGGT